AACGAGATCCTCTTCTCGTGGACCAAGCGCAATATGATCGACATAGAGCGTTTGTCTGTTGACTTCCCGCAGGCGTGTCGCGCCTACGAGACCCTCTTTCACGATTGGTTTCCGGAAGGCGTGTCTGAAGGACTCGAAGTCTCGTACGACGATATTAATGAGCTCTACAAGGACATGACCGTGAATGAATGCATCGTCGCCGACGCAGAACTCTGTCAAGGGAAGGACACAATCTCGGCCGAAGATGGATACACGCTGCTTCGCACCGGTTTGAAGAGACAACTCAAGACCAGAGGCGACGGCAAGAGTGCAACGCGGCGTAACGCGACTCAGGTTACGATTTACGCTGTCAATGGCACCGCGATGCGAGCTCTCGTCTACGGGAAAGCGCTTCGTAGGAAGATTCGTAAGCATATGCGGAGTAATCTTCTTATCAACCCGTGTATGCCCATCGACGAGCTCACAAAGGTGTTTGAGTCATGGAAGCGGACCGGACTGGTCACGACAGATCTCGACATTGAGAAGTTCGACAGGAGTATTCCCTCCTTCCTACTAATTCTGTTCGCTATTCACTTGCTCGTTCTGGGCATGCCCGAGGACATTGTGACCGAGATGATTGCCATCTCGTTCAACAAGACTGCCACGGACGCCGAAGGCAATAGTATGTCCCTCTTCGCCGAGGTGTGTTCCGGTCTATGGGCCACCATCCTTGGTAACGGAACAGTATCCTGTGCCAGTTCTCGTCTCTCGGGGATCATGCCGCCTGGTGCCTCGGGCGCTTTCGAAGGGGACGACACGCACGTGTTGTCGAAGCCTATTGTCGATCTTGCCGTGAAGGTCGCACGTATGAATGTCAACTTTGGCATGACATGCAAACTTGTCTCGCCGGAGGTGCCCTATTTTCTCGGGCACTTCATGGAGGAGACCAACGAAGGGGTGGTGCCTGTAGTTGATCCGATGAGGCAAGCCGAGAAATTCAGCGCGGTGCGCACGTTGGCTGATCGTGCTGCGCTCATGGAGTCGTGGAAGGTCAACCGGCAGACTCTTCATCGAGGTGTCGATGTTGAACAGCTTGCTATTCACGTCGCGCAGAAGTACAAGCACCACAACCCCACCTATAATATCATTGATGCCCTGATGAATCAGGGCTAGTATAGTGATGTCGGACGAGTCTGTTCGTTAACCAACTCTTTTGAGGGGTAGACAAATCATTAAAACGCGTCCAAGTGACGAACTCCGTAAGGTTATG